GACTGAAGAAGCTTATCAACTACAATTCCTTTAGCCAGATAGTTCTGGTTTGTAAGAATATCTTCTTCTTTTGCGGTCATGTATTTGATTTCGACTTGACCGCTTGCAAGGGGATGATCTTCAGGATATAGAAGACCTTTAGATGGAAGGTCTACAACCTCGGTGGGAAATTTGAATTCAGAACTCATATAATTAAAACTAGCGTGAATTTTATATAAATAGTAATATACAAAAAAATGCCCCGCCAGGCCACTTCTACCTGACGGGGACTTATTTTTTCTATTTAATTTGTTAACCTGCTCTTAGTAGTTGAGTACGCAGTAATCCATGGCAAGAGTTACGCTGATCTCAGCAACATCCGAGCTAGACCAATCATAGTCTCCAAACGATGCATCTACGATGAAGGCTCCTTTGATGATCCACTCACCGACGACATCTCCAACAGGGCCTAGTTGGTTTAGAACTACATCCTGCTTGTAGAAGTCGGAGTAGCCGGCACGTCCTGTTACAGACTCATACGAGAGGCGAGCCCACTCCATAACGGCCTGTGCACCAGAAGGAGTAATTGGATCGTAGAGAGTCATATCGACATTGTTCCATTCTCTCTTACCACGAATCTTACGATAGGTGTTGATGTGATCGAGTTTTACCTCTTCGTCTGTGAAGCTCGGAGTCGAAACAGATTTTACCATGAAGGATGGAATATCCTGAAAATACATGATAAATCTGTTCTGAACCTTAGGTTCAAACGCTCTGAACATAATCTCGTTTGAGTCAAGTACTGCCATGTCTTTTGTTTATTTATTTACTATAAATAGTTGGTTATCAAATTATGCTACAAATGTTGCACCTGTAGGCTCGATTGTAAAGTCGAGTACGATGAATTCTGCCGTTTTAGCTGGCTGAATAAATACCTGACCGATTAACTGGTTGCGATCGATCACATCTGCTGTGTTATTCGTATCGTCCATCACGACTCTGTAAGCGTAGAGTCCCTGACGCTGTGTCACCGACTCAAGGTATGGGTTAACTGTGCCGAGGAATCTGTTACGTGTCTGGATCGTGTTCTGTTCGAATACAAGCGACTTAGCAGTATCGGAGAAGAACTTCTTAAGGTCGATAAGAAGACGTCTTACGTTTACGCGGTCGAGTGCCGAAGCTTTCTTCTGCAATGTTTTCTGACCGAATGCTACGATACCTGTTCCAGGGAAGGTAGCGATCGGGTTAACGTTAGCTGTGTAGAGATCATCTCTCTGACCTTTTGTAAGCTTACGCTCGGCCTGAATGGCCCCAACGATACCACCTCTTGTAAGACCTGCAGGAGCAAACCAAGGAGCTGCTGCACTATCTGTGAAGGCGTATAGACCTGGAATAAATAACGAGGCTGGAACGAAGACGTTCTTACCTGTGGCAGACTGTGTCTGTAGCCATGGCCAGTAAGCTGCTGCGTAGGAGCTGTTTAGCGAGGCTGCTGTTCCAGTTACGTTCGATACTGTAGCTCCGTGAGAGCGAAGGTCCACTACTGCGATACAATCCCCTCTGGTCTCTGCAAGAGAGATAATCGAATCGATCTGTGTGCTGTGATTTGTTAGATCATAGCAAAGACCTGGTGCCGAAATGATATTGAAGGCGTATTCGTCCTGATTTTCTAGGATCGAGATAGCATCTGCGTAGTCGGCTGGTTTAACACCCTGTGTGTTTGTGCTGTTAATGTCCTTAAAGAACTTACCGATAAGTCCATCGTTAGCAACTTTACCAGTAGCACTACCAAACGATCCAGAAGAAGCTACCGGAAGAGATCCGCTGTAGCTGTAGGTACCGTCATTACCCACTGTAACACCGTCTGTGCCGAGGTAGTTTAGAGTTGGAAGATTAACAGCCGAAACTCTAACATATTTGGACCTGTTAACGTATTCTCCTGTTGTGCTGATGTAGGTTACACTACCGTCTGTCGATTTCGTCGTCGTCTGGTTACCGATAACGGCCTCGATGTAGTTTGGTGCGTTCGGGTCAAGCGATAGGTTGTTGAACGTTTCAAGAACGATATTGTTCTTGGTATTGTCATCACCACGACGAATCGATAGAGTGAATGTACCTGTGCTGTTATTTATATTCGAAATTTCCCAACGAAGGTTATCGGCAGATCCAGATACCAATGATCCGTCCGAATTGAGTGTAAATGCGTTTGCACTCGAACCGGTAGCGTTGTTGAGGATCTCACCTTTGCCGATCGTCTGAAGAGTAAACGGTGCAGATGTAATGCTTGCTTCTGCAACATCGATGAAGGTGTTAGAAGCTGCTGCAAACGAACCCGAAACAACACGGGTTACAAGAAGAGTAGTACCGCCCTGCTGGAAGTAGGACTTAGCAGCAAGCGAGGTTAGATATTCAAATTTATTCGAACCAGATTCGAATGTAACACCAAACGTTCTCTGATAATCGCCGTAAGACGTTACAAGCGTTGGTACTTCGACTGGTCCTTTGACTGCTGGTCCAATGATAGCTGCTCCTGCCTCAATGGCTGCAGGGGCAATAAAGCTTTGATCATTTTCACGAGCTAATACGCCAGGTGAGATAAGAGTTTCTGCCATGTTAGGTTAGATTTGTTAGAGTTCTAATATAAATATACTTCAAGATCTCAAAACAGGCGCCAGTAAGTCCTAAAAGATCTCTAGTATAAATAGACTCTAAAAATCATAACCCAACTTAACTTTTCTTGTTAGTAACCCTAGTTTTACTCTTTAGTGGTTCCGGCTTTGATTGAGGTTTGTCTTCAGATTCCGGTACGGTAGGTATTTCGATATGTAGATCAGGCATCTGAGGTTGATGCGCTGGTATAAATAGACCTCTATCCAGGTCTAACTGGCCGGCTCCGTATTTCTCCTGAAGTGAGTCAAGGTAGTCCCTTTGACCAGCTCTGTTTTCATCGAGTGAGGATTCAGCCTTATTTCTTCGAGCATCTAGATCTTTTTGCATGATAGCAACCGTACCTAGTTCTCGGGTAATGTTATCAAATACCTGTCTGTAGGCATTTAGGGTGGTAAGTTCAACTTGAGTTAGTTCTTTCATTACGTTTTTGCAATCTGTTTAATTACCTTATTGATATCGAACATCTCTCTGATATCTTTATAAGGGCATTCGTGTAGTTCTCCTGTAAACTGGTAATCGTATAGGTACGCCCCTGGTAATTTAGTATTACCGGAAGGTGGATTTGCTGTTATATTAGTATGTTGTTCATATCCAAATACGGTTGGAGAGGTACCTACCCAAAGTACCGTAGATGGTTTGTCGAATGCTGCTGCGGCATGTTGGAGAGATGAATCAATAAAAGCCCTTTTATCTGATGCTACAACTAATCCGAATAGTTCTAAATTAGCCATAGGATTAAACACATGCTCCGCTCCTGGTATTTTATACGAATCTTCTCTACATACTTGTATAATGTGGTAGTCTTTCTGGAAGGCTTCTGCTATAGCCATGCCTACTTCTGTTGGCATATCTCTGGTCCAGGAGTAAGAGTATTTTTGACCCGTTAAAGGTCCTCCGTTTGTTTGTAGGAGTAAGACCGGACGATCCCTTTTCCAGAAATTGACAGTTCCTCTCTGTGCCCAGTTAATGTAGATTTCCGGCTTTTGATTTTCATATGGAATTTCCAAAAGCTCACACCAGCTCTTTATAAGATGCTGTTTCTTAAGAATGTGTCCGGTTTGATGATACGGCTCATGTCTAAATACGATGGTATCTTTGCCGTGGATATAATCGTCATAGAAATACGGACTATTACCAAGAGGGTAAACCCTGTCTACATAAGGGTTGTTAAGAAACACCTCCGGCCAAGAGACTGCCATGATAAGCTTTCTATCAGGGTACGTTTCCTTGAGAGTCTTACATAAGCCTGTTGCTGCAACATTTTTACCCAGCCCTCCCTGAATATGCCAGACTATATACTTGTCCATTTTATGCTATCTTATGGAAAAGAAGTTCCGTTAAGTTACCAGAAGTACCTAATCCTTCTTTCGGAACAATATTCATTGCCAAACTTCTTCGCGTAACGTTGGTAGTATTAGTTGGCACGGAATGGAAGAGGTACGATGGAAACATTACCATAAGTCCAGGTTCAAAGTTAACAGAAAAAGTTTCAAATGCAAATTTAGATGTCCGAGGTCCTTCTGCAAAATGAGGAGCAAGGTACGAAGTATTGATACCTCCTACAGGCTTATGAAACTTAATCGCCGGTGTTCCTTCTGCCGGGTCACCGTAGTATAAAACAGCCGAAATAAGGCTATTAGGATGGGTATGCATGGTATGGTTTTGACCCGGATCTTTATGCGATACCCAAGTTTGAGATAGCTCATACTTTTCGTACCCGTAATTCATAACCTCCTTACCAAACTTAAGAGCTACGCTCAAGACATATTCCTTAAGGTCATTACATTCAGGTTCATTAAGAATGTAAGTATTCTCTGAGTGAGAGCCGTATGTGTCAACATTAGTACCTTCAAACATTTTTACCTGTGAAAGGTACTTCATTACGGTTGAGAGGCTATTAGGAACCCTAACTGCGTAAACTGGGGTGGGAAAAAGCTCTAATACTTCTTCTTTAAATGAGGTATTCATATTTTTATGCGTATCTTGAGTAAAAAATCTCACTAATTGTTTCTCTATCTCCTAGCCTACCTTTAGTAAGTGCGTTTACTCCAAGAGCTTTTCTAACTCTGTTTGTTCTATTCGGAGGTACTCCGTGAGTAACGTAGGAAGGAAAAATGATTAGATTATTTTGAGCGGGAGTAAAATATACCTCTTCTTGTGAATATCTCGAGTTTTTATAGGTGTCGAGATTAAGAGATGGCTCAATGTAGGAACGATTAGAAGATCCCACATTCTTACTAAAGCAAATTGAAGGTGATCCTTCAAATACCTCATAGTAGAAAACTCCTGCAATAATCGTATTGGGATGTGTATGAGCTTTATGAAACTGTCCAGGCTGTTTATAAGTAAGCCAAGATTGAGCAAACTGAAGTTGTTCGAATGAGTAACACATTACGTCTCTGGCGTACTCTTCCATACATCCCATAATCCAATCAGATAAATCTTTGCAGATAGGATTATCTAATACGTAAGTATTCTGTGAAATTTCTCCGTACCCTCCTCCAGATGCCGGATTCATAGGCTGGGAGTTAAAATAATCAACTACCCCTCTAGTATCCCCGGTATACGTGTTCACGTAGAGAGGAGTAGGAAATAGGTCGAAAACCTTTGATGTACTTT